CTGATAAACCATTTTCAATCCATAAATATCTTTCTGCATCATTCGGAGTTATCTGATAGTAAACTGTGCCACCTAAATCTCCACCATCAACTATCTTAATAATTCTGTTTCTTCCATTGGATACAGATCCGTTTGTAATAGGAAGGGTGTTGGGTGAACCTGTAGATCCTGTGGCTGCCGCAGTAACAGAAATAAACCCATCAAGGGCTTGGTCTATAAGATCCATATTGGTATTAGTCATGGTTCCCCATGTACCCGATCTATCACCTGTGGCTGGTTTTTCTATCCCAGTATTTGTTGTGTATGTACTTGACATTGTTCTTATCCTTATGCCGCTATATCAGTCCAAGATGGGCTTTGACTTGGTGTTACCGTAGACCAAGACGGTGACTGACTCGGAGAGACTGCCGCCCACTCTGGTGTCTGACTGGGGACTATTTCACCCCATACGTTGACTGTTCCTAAAGATGCAGTTCCTGATACTCCCGTAACAGAAACAGTTTTTGGAAGTCTTACTACTATACTTCCGATTGAACCTGTAGCAGACACACCACTTACTGTTAAGTTGGCATCTGCTGATACCGTAACACTACCTAGTCCCGATGTTCCTGCAACTCCAGTAACACTTACTGGCTCGGCTTCACCCCAGGTTCCACTTCCCCAAGTTGATCTGCCCCAACCAGTAATATCAGCCATTTATGCAATCCTTATAATCGCTGAAGAAGCATTAGCTGTTGGGAAAGCTATAGTAAAATCTCCCGCAGTTGCAGTTTTATCGCCACCAAAATCCAGTACACAAACAGCTTTGTCTGCTTGTGTATCATTATAAATCAATGCACCTCTTGCAGTAATACTTACATTGCTAAAAGTTAAATCACTGAAATCACATATAGCAGTTGTGCCGTCTGTTGTCGGTGTGACACTTGTTAATACAGATCCTGTTGCAGAGTAGTTCGTACCACTTGCCTCGTTAGAGGAGGTATACGCTGTTGTCCCGGCACCCAAAGAAGCACTTGATGTATACAAAGCAAGCTTAAACGAATTACCAGTGCTTGCTGTAAAATTGTGAGTTCCTACCAATAACTCTTGTTTAAAACTGGTACACATCGCTTGTGATATTGCCATATCAATCTCCTAAAATTTCAATATAGCTTTTGCTATATCCTCATGACCTTCTTGCGTCATTTTATTATATAATGTAGTTCTATCAGATTTTACCGCTTGTGTCATATAGTGCTTTATAACACTTCTAATTCTTTCCTTATAAACAAAGGCTTGATCTCTTATTTCAGGAGGTGCGTTTTTTGATACCGTCATAATATGATCAAGGCACATATCTGTTAAATCATCTACGCTATGACCTCTGTAATGAGTCGTGCTTACACCCACATGACCTACATTCATATCTACCGAAACATCAAACATTAGCTTTCCTGTATCCTTAATTTACCATTACGATATTGATCTTTAGTCATACGACCTTCTCCAAGATTCTTAAGTCGCATTATACCTTCATTAAATCTTTCTTTGTACTCAGCCATTATGTCAGGCTCGCCCTTCATAAAAGTATAAGCTTCCACTAGAGATGCGTATAATAAAACATCAGCAGCATTAGTGCCGAGCCATGAAGTTCCTGTACCTGATGTTGTTATGCTTGTCGGTTTATAAAGATAATGCAACTCTGTATCATAAGATTGATCAGGTGTTGGACCTAAGACAAAGTTAGATGAATCAAATATTGCATAAAACTCTGGTCTTCCCGTTGTGGTTGTCGTAGGAAAAGACTCTTGCATAAAATTAACATCTTTATTTATAAGAAAGAAAACTGTACTAGAGGTGGTTACAGAAAGACTAAACGGTGCCAAGAAATCCGTGGGCATAGTTAAGTATTTGTTCCCAGAAGAAATAGTACCTGTTACATTTTTTCTAAAATCAGGAAGATCTACAAGACTCATAATGCGATCTTCTGCATTGAGAATAATAGTGCTTAGATCATTTACAAAAGTTGTCTCGCTATTGTCTGTGTAATCTTGTATTGCACTTTTTAAAGTTGTTAATGTCCAAGCCATAATTAACTCACCGATACTGTGACAGTGCCAATACTGCCTGTTAAACCCATATCCCCGTTACCATCAGGTGCATCGCCACCATCACCAACAGGGTTCCATCCAAAAAAAGCTCTACTTGCCTCGATTCCTTGGTCTGGTCGAGGCTCAAACAAAGCTTGGGGGTCAGAAAATTGTACTTTTCCTAAACTATTTTGAGGTTGATCAGGATCATAAACATCCCGACCAACTTTCATTCCCGTCCTGACACCATTACTAATTTCAAAAATTAACTCGTCTAAAGGATAACGAAACCCTGTTCTGTCACAGAATCCAAAAGCATATCTTCCTCTTGCGTATGGTCTACTCATGGTCCAAAATAATCCGCTAATGGTACAAATGTTAATGGTGCTTTTGTTCTATCTTCAGAGGCAGCAAGCTCAAACTGTTCTTCATAAGAGGCTTTTAAAATAGGAACTCTTTGCGTTGCTTCTGGTTTTTTCATCGCTATATAGTATGCTAACCCTGCGATCAATGCAGGTAAAAATCTTGATGGCACATCAGGATCGTTTGTTCCTAATGTCCCGGTATCTTGTATTCTTCTAATACGCCAGTACCGAATTATATCATTGTTATATGTAGAGCTTGGAACAGGCCACAAATTAATTACAGGTGCATCTCTTTGTCGGTCTATATATATTTGAGTTGGTCGTGCCTGGGTTAATTTTGCAGGTATCTGTGAATAAGTTGTTGCAGATATACGGGCTAAATTAAAATCAGATTGCGTACTCGTTCCTGATCCTGTTCTTAAAACATGATCAAGTAAATCCATTGTGTCTGCTGGCAATGTATATTGATAAGTGCCAGTAACCAAGGTTACTGAACCCTCTTCAACAGTCCAAAGATTAATACCTCTGTTTGCCCACTCAAGACACATAAGGTTAAGGCTTCTTCGTGCTGTTTTTAAATCGTAACCAGAACGCATTTCGAGTCCTGCTCTTTCAAAGGACTCTTCGCAAATCTCATTTATATCAAGATTAAATGTGGCTGTTCCACTTGTTGCCATTGTTCATAACCTTTACGCTATATCTTTCTGGGGTTTTTGGCCTTTCATGCCCATTTTAACTGGAGCTTGATTTGACCTCATGCCAGCCATTCTTTGTAGACGTTCTGTCATTGCTGGGTTGGCAGCTATAGACTCTTTAATTTCTTCTACAACACCACCACCTCGCATTTTCATAGGACAGCCTGCTTTACCACCCATTTCCATTTTTTTGACTTTACCGCCATACATCATTTTTTTAGGACGACCCACTTGGCTTCCGTATGTTCCTTTACCACTTGGCATTTACTTTCTCCTATCTTCAAATAATCTGTCGAGTTTTTTATCCATTTTATCTAGTTGTGCGAGTACCCTTGAGACATCAGTCTCAAGATCTCGTTTCGTTGCAAAGTCACGGGCAGTCTCCTCCCTAGTTTTATTAAGGAGGACATCTATTCGTTTGACTTCTGTAGCCATAGCTTTACCCCAATATAAAAGGGGACCGACCACTATAGTTAAAATAACATTCCAAAGTATAACTGGGTCTGTATCCATAAATCATAATCTTTATTTCATTGCCACTCGTTTACCAGAAGTCTGCTTTGCAAACCTACTTGGAGATACACCAACATCATATCTTGCTACAACTGTTGTATCAGGCTTGCCATTTTTTTTACGTTTTTTTGAATTATCGTTTCTGTTCAGCTCTTCTACTACATACTTCTGATAAGCCTCTAGCTCTTCATCAACGCCCTTACCCGCAGATTTTTCTTTATCAGGACGGTAAGCTTTTGCAAGCTGCGCCGCCGCGCTTGTGGTCATAACCATAATTTTATCCTTCGTAAAACATTGTAAAACTTACTACATGAGTTTGATTATAAACTACATACGCCCCACCTGAGAAAACTATTCCTCCGTCTGGTATGCTTGGATAAATCGTATCGTCTACATTGTTAGCATCAAACTTATAAAGTGATGATCCCGTTGCACTG